TAATACTGTATTTTTATTTTACAAGAAATAGATTGGATGTGCAAGTAAAATTATGTATTTTCGAATTTGTGAGCACTGTGGTGCGTATCTGGATCCCGGGGAAACATGCGATTGTGCTGAACGGTCCAGAAAGAAAAGCAGCGATTACATGGCACTTTTTGAAAACGGTCATGATGGACAGATGAAAATGAAAGTAGAGGAAAGAAATGAGAATTACAAATATTAAGATCAGAAACCTTTTTGGGATCAAGGAATATGAACAGGATGGAAGTTCCGTGGAACTGTCCGGGACAAATGGTATTGGCAAAACATCCGTGATTGATGCCATCCGGTACGCCCTTACAAATAAATCTGACAGGGATTATATTGTCCGGAAGGGCGAGACAGAGGGAGAGATCCTTATTGAGACAGACACAGGACTCCGGATTAACCGGAAATCCAGAACCAATCAGGCAGATTATAAAAGCGTTAAGCAGAACGGGGCAGAAATCGGAAGCCCGGAAGCGTTTCTTCGTGACATTTTTACGCCGTTGCAGCTTAATCCGATTGAGTTCATGGAAATGGATAAGAAGAAACAGAATGCCACAATTCTGGACATGATCGAATATGACTGGGATATCAATAAGATCAAGGAATGGTTCGGGGAGATCCCGGGCTGGGTATCGTATGACCAGAACATTTTACAGATTCTTGATGACATCCAGAGCGAAAATGGTGAGTATTTCATGCACCGGCAGGATATTAACCGTGATATCCGCAATAAGAAAGCATTTATTGAAGAGATTGCAGAGGGAATTCCGGCAGGATATGACGTTGAGAAGTGGAAAGCTGCTTCCACATCGGATATTTACCATGAGATTGAACAGATTCGGAGTGATAACCGGATGATCGAAAAGGCGCAGATGCTGAAAGATGCCAGAGACAGTAAAATCCGTTCGTTTGAAGCGGATAAGGAAATCGCAAAATCCGCACTGGATACGGAATTTTCCAACCGTTCCCATCAGATCGAGCAGGATATTTTGAAACTGAACAATCAGATTAAGGCTTTGCAGACAGAGCAGGAAGGTCTTGCAGCAAAGAAGCAGGACAAGCTGGCACTGATTGAACAGAAATATAAGACGGATGTTACAAAATATGATGCGGAAGTAGCAGAGTATGCTCCATACATTGCCAGGGAAAAGAAAGATGTGTCAGGTCTTGTAAAGGATGCAGAGTACATGGAAAAGATGAAAGGACACATCAATGAGTATGAGCGCATGATTGATTTGCAGAAAGAGGTAGAAGATCTTTCTTCGGAATCTTCGGATCTTACTAACAAAATCGAAAAGGCGCGGACTCTTCCGGGAGAAATTTTACAGAACTGCAGTATTCCGATTGATGGACTTACAGTTGAAAATGGCATTCCGCTGATCAACGGACTTCCGGTATCAAATCTTTCCGAGGGCGAAAAACTGGATCTGTGCATTGATGTGTCAATCCAGAAGCCGAACGGGTTACAGATTATTCTGATCGATGGTGCAGAGAAGCTTTCCACCGGTTTGAGGGAAAAGCTGTACGAAAAATGTAAAGAAAAAGGATTGCAGTTTATTGCGACCAGAACCACGGATGATACTGCAATGACTGTTGTTGAGTTATAGGAGGCAGGGAATGGATAATACAGAAATTATGACAACACCACAGCAGACGGCTGTGGCATCGAAAGACAATATATATGCCAGCACACAGGCATTTAATGAGCTGTTCAAGATCGGCAGTGTTATGAGTAAAACACAGTTGGTTCCAGACAATTACCGTAATAAACCGGAAGATTGCACAATCGCTATTGATATTGCAAACCGTAACGGCATGAGTCCTTTGTCGGTGATGCAAAACCTGTATGTTGTAAAGGGAAAGCCTACATGGAGTGGGCAGGCATGTATCGCTATGCTCCGGGCATCCAAGGAATATGAGCATGTAAAACCGGTTATGGTCGGAGAGAGGAACACGGATGGCTGGGGCTGTTATTTTAAGGCCATTGATAAATCTGACGGGGAGGTTGCAAAAGGAACACTTGTCACTATCCAGATGGCAAAGGATGAGGGCTGGTATTCCAAACCGGGAAGTAAATGGCCGACCATGCCAGAGCAGATGCTTCAGTACAGAGCCGCCGCTTTCTTTGCAAGAATCTATATGCCGAATGTACTTATGGGATTCAGCGTTGAGGGGGAAGCAGAAGATATCTCCCCGGTACCAGTGCAGGCTCCGCCAGATCCGTTCTCAAATGCAAAGGTAACACAGGAAGCATCGGAGGTATTTGACAATGTTATTGACTAATGAGAATTACTACAGCCAGGAAGCAAACAGAGAGTATCTGTCTGTCAGCCAGTATAAAGACTTCATGGGTACATATGGAAAGCAGGGGTGTGAAGAATACGCCCTTGCGAAACTGGATGGTACATGGGTAGAGAATATGGAAGATTCTGACGCACTGATGGTCGGCTCCTATGTGGATGCACACTTTGAAGGTACGCTGGACCTGTTCAAGGCACAGCATCCGTGTATGTTCAAAAAGGATGGAAGCCTTATGGCAAAGTACATCAAGGCAAATGAGATGATCAACCGTTGTGAGCGCGATCCATTGTTTATGCAGTACATGAGCGGAGAAAAGCAGGTCATTATGACCGCGGATATGTTTGGGGCGAAATGGAAAATCAAGATTGACAGCTACCATCCTGGGAAATGCATCGTGGATCTGAAAACCTGTCAGAGCATTACAAAAGAATTCTATCATCCGGATACCGGACATCTCAATTTTCTTGCAGAATGGGGATATTACATTCAGGGCGCGGTGTACCAGAAGGTGGTGGAGATCAATACCGGAAAGAAACTGCCATTTTTTATCGCGGCCGTGTCAAAAGAAAAAGTACCAGATATACAGCTGATCGCGGTGGAGCAGAGTCTGCTGGATGAAGCGATCACAGAAGTGGAGCGGAATGTGCCCGGTATTGTGGCTCTGAAAAACAGAGAAGTTGATCCAATCCGGTGTGAGCACTGTGATTACTGCAAACATACGAAAATTCTTAAAGCCCCTATCTGGTCCAGTGAACTGATCGGGGAGGTTTAAATGAAAGATTCCATTGTTATAGATATGAGATATGCCGGATATGACATGATTGACGGGACACCAAATGTACACCGGCATCATATTTTCGAAGGAACGGCAAACCGGCGGCTGTCGGATGAAGATGGCCTGTGGGTGCCGTTATCCTATGAGCACCATGAGGGAAACATGAGTGTGCACCGTAATAAGGAGATGAGCGTGTTAATGCACATAATCGGGCAGCTTGCATGGGAAAAGCATTATATCGCTGGAAATGCGGATGTAAACGAAGCGGATGCAAGGGAAGCCTTCCGGAAGAGATATGGAAAAAGCTATTTGTAATCATACCGGCTCTTCGGAGCCGGGGAAAGGATATGCCAGTGAATATTGAACAGAAAACATTGACCTCTGTTGAGGTTGCGGAGATGGTGGGAAAACCACATAACGATTTAATGAAAGATATCAGAAGATACACATCCCAGTTTAACGAGGGGAATATTTCCCACGTTGAATTTTTTACAGAGAATACTTATCTGGATAAAAAAGGGCAGGAAAGACCGTGTTATCTGGTCACAAAGAAAGGCTGCGAATTTATCGCCCACAAGCTGACCGGAGTAAAGGGTACAGAGTTTACAGCAAAGTATATCAATCGTTTTCATGAACTTGAGGAACATGTGCAGAAACCACGCACGGCTCTGGAACAGATCGCATTGCTCGCACAGGGAGCCTTGGAACTGGAAGAAAAAGTTGATTCTGTGGAGCATGAGGTTTACTCAATCAAGAATGACATGCCGTTGTTTGGCGCGGAATCGGATGAACTGTCAGCACACGTAAAGCGTAAAGGTGTGGAAATGCTTGGTGGCAAGAAATCAGAAGCCTATAAGGATAACAAAGTACGTCAGACTGTATACCGTGATATTTACAGCCAGTTGAAACGTGAATTCGGTATTTATGATGAAGATGGAAAGACGAAGAGCTATAAAGCCTTGAAGCGTAAGGACCTGGCAGATGCGCATGAATTTATTGACTGCTACACTTTACCGGCATACCTGCAGGATGTGATCACAGGCTGTAATGCACAGATCAGAATGGATGGTGATCCGTGTGGAGTATAGTTTTACAATCCCCGGGCGGCTGGATGGTCTGAATGATTACACTGCAGCCAACCGGACAAACCCACATAAGGGTGGGAAAGCAAAGAGGGACAATGAGCTTCTTGTGATCGGCTGCATACGGCATCAGCTGCGTGGGATACATATCACAGATCCGGTTTTGATCTATTATCATTTTTACGAAAAAGATATGCGGCGTGACGGGGACAATATTGTATCCTGCGGGGCAAAATTTATTCAGGACAGCTTAACCAAGACACAGGTGCTGCAGGAAGATAACCGTAAATGCATTCCTAATTTTTACCATGATGTGTCGGTAGACAGGGAGAACCCGAGAATTGAAGTTACGATAACGGAGCTGACAAAGGAACAATCAAAGATGCCACTTGTTGACCTGCTTAAAGATCTGGAAGTGGGGTGATGTGGTGGCAGAAAAGAACAGCTTCGTCGTGTATACGGAGTATTTAAAGCATATCCAGAAGATGGACATGGAGCAGCGGGGGAAGCTGTTCACTGCCATCCTCTGTTATGCGGCAGGGGAAGAGATACCGGAACTGGATGCGGCGGCAGATATGGCATTCAGCTTTATTCAGGACAGGATGGACCGCGATAATGCGGCATACATGCAGAAGTGTGAGAAGCGCAGGGAAGCCGGTAAGCTTGGCGGCAGACCGAAAGCAAATGCTTCTGATGAAAACCAAACAAAAGCAAAAAAAGCAAATGGTTTTTCTGAAAAGCAAAATAACCCTGATAATGATAATGAACCTGATAGTGATAATGATACTGATAAAAAAATAAATACTTTGGCGGATGCCAAAGCAATGTTTGAACGTCTGTGGAAACTGTATCCGAACAAAAAAGGCAAAGGACAGGTATCGGATACCCAAAAGAAGCGGCTACTCGCAATCGGGGAAGATAGGCTTGTTAAAGCGATTGATCGCTACAGTCTTGAATTGCAGAAGGACGCCGACTGGAGGAAAGCACAGTACGGGAGCACATTTTTTAACAGTGGCTATGTGGATTATCTGGACGAAAACTATGTACCGGGGAAGGAACAGAAGCCTGCTGGTGCAAAAAATCAATTCAATGATTTCGATCAGCGTGAATGTAATTATGCGGATTTGGAAAGAACATTGCTCAATACACCGGTCCGGTAGGTTGAAACACCGCCCGTAAGGGAAAAGAAACTTTGCAAGTGCGGAATTATAGTTATCACAGGCCATGATCTTAACTTGCCAATATCGGGGCGGCAATCGCCCCACCATCCAGAGAGGTGAGAGAAATACATAGAACCAGCAAAGAAAAGCGCCTAGAGCGAGAAAATATAAAGCTGATCGGGCAGATCCAAGGATACGAAGATTCCAAGCCGGAACATCGGGACCCGAAAGCATACAAGAAATTTAAGCGGCCAGCCACATATTATGGCAGCGGAAGAATCTGTGATTATGGCAGCAAGGACAAACCTTGTGATCCGGGATGCAGATTCTGGAATACCTGCATAAAAGGGCGGCACAGAGAGGAGAAGTAATGTACGGAGTAAAGAGTTGTCCGGAGGCTCGCTTGAAGGCCATTGGAGATAGAGTGTTTTGCGAAACATTCAAGTCCTTGCAGTTGTTGGGTTTTACAGTACTTTACTACGACTTCGGCATGGAAACAGATGCGCTTACAGATTTTAACAACCGGATGCATGAGAAGAACGCGGAATTGCTTGACAGTGCGGATCGCTATGATGCTGCTGTTGAGAAAATTGACAAGCGATGGAACTGCATCTTAAGCCGGAAGATTATGGAGTTTCCATACCGGCAAAGAGTAAAGATGATGGGCGGACTGCCAAAGGGAAAAGTTGGATTGCAGTCGTTCAATATGGCGAATATGCAATCATATAGCGCGATTGAATCATTCCTGGTACTGACCTTTTCAGTGCTTATGGAAAAGAATAAGCGCTTTGGAAAAACACAAATGGACTTGTTTTGGGCGAATCTTAAGGCAAATTCAGAGAATTACGCTAAGGGAATGACGGATCAGTTCATTGTTGAGTATTTTCAAGATCAGTTGAATTTGCAGTTGAATGGATAGGAGGAACAGCATGGGAGACGTAGTTAAGCACATATCGAAAGATGATTTGTGTCCGTTTTGTAAAAAGCGAAAGGCAACATTGCTGTGTGATATGCCACATAGCACCGTTGTTACACATGCAAGATGTAGTGGATTTAAAAGCTATATCATGACATGTGACAAGAAAATCTGCACAGAATGCACCACAAGGGTGAATGGGTTTGGTTTCTGCCCAGATTGCATGAAAGTAATTAAGTCAGCCCCACAAGGTGTGAAAGAAAGCGAGAGATGCTAATGTACATGAACGTGATTAGAAGTCTTTGTTCTCTTCCAGCAACGGATTTGAATTTTACATCAGAACTTAATCGGGCAACGGCATATCAGATTAAGCAGGCAATCGAGACAATGAAACAAAACGGTGGGAAAAATAAAGGTAGGATTAAAGCCTGTGAAAGAGAACTGGAAAACAGAAGACTTACGAAAAAAGATAAGCATGGAAAGTATGTCTCTAAGGAGCATTTAAGTATTCTTTGCAACACGTTTTCATCGGAGCATAGGTTTAGGGCTATTCTGCAAAAACTTGGAGAACTCGAAGATGCTGAACGGCAGGGGGTGCTTTTACAGTTACCATGCAAGGAAGTGAACAGAATGGATAACAAGTGGATTCCGGTAAGTGAAAGGCTGCCGGAAGAATCATTTGGATGCTTGGTAACGGTTATGGACTATGAATCGTATATGCAAACTGATTTTGAGAATATACTTCCGTATTTTGTTGGATATGACGGTCACAGTTGGAATGATTCAGACGGAGAAGAAATTCCATTTGAAGTCATTGCCTGGATGCCGTTGCCGAAACCGTACCGGGAAAGCGAGGAATAATGATGGCAAAAAGAAATGTATTACATATCAGTAAGCTGGAAGATTTGAAAAAATGGTTGGTCGGGGATGGATGGGAACTGCTTTCGCTGTCAAACAATCCATACGAGGTATTAAGAGCCAGTAAAGCCGGAAAGCAAAATCCACTGATTATCTATTTGGGAAAAAGCAGTGAGCATCTATCTTTTGCAGAAAGAGATATGCCCGTGATCGGAGCATTTCTTAGAGATAAGAAAAAACCACAGACCAATGCAGACAGAATCCGTAGCATGACGGATGAGGAATTAGCAGGGTTTCTTAAAGAAGTAAAAGAAGATTATCAGTGGGCGAATCCTGATTATCCAGATTGCGAGGATTGCGGAGAATGGTTGAATTGGCTTCAATCAGAAGCAGAAATGGAGAAAAACGATGGAAGATAGATATTTATTCCGCGGAAAGCGGATCGATAACGGCGAATGGGTGGAAGGATATCTGTCATACCCATTTTGCACGAAAAAGGGCAACGAAAGTTATTATTTCTACGCAAAGGATAGTTTGGGTTTCTTCTGTCGTTGTGTTGTAGATGCATCTACCATCTGCCAATGCACAGGCTTGAAAGACAAGAACGGCAAGCTGATTTGGGAGAATGATATCTGTGATAGAAAAGAAGAATATCCGGAAATCGTAAAATATAATAATGGCGATTGGACGCTTGATTATAGTTATTCAAAAGATAAAGAGAGCGGATATTGCTACTGTAATTTGGGATTTTACGTACTTGAACGAAAGTGCGTAAAAGTTATTGGTAACGTAATTGACAACCCGGAGCTGTTGGAGGTGTAGGAATGGTAGAGAGTGAATTTAGTTTTGGAGATGATGAAGAATGAGTGAAGAATTGAAACAATGCCCGTTCTGTGGCAGTACAAAACTAAAGATAGACAAAAAATCTGTTTTGGACAGGTACACAGGGCTTGGAGTAAAACTTGAAAGACATACATATTCAGTTAGGTGCAATGTATGTCATGCAAGAGGTAGAAGTATTGGAGGTATTGTCGTTGATGAAAAAGATGCCTTAGCGAACTGTTATAAACATACAACAGATAAAGAATTGGCGGAAAGAGCAATAGCGGGATGGAACAGGAGGGCGAACGATGAGACTGATTGATGCAGACACACTAAAAGAATATTGCATGCGTGCAAGTAAATCTGATGATGATTTTAGGAGAGTAAGTTTGGCAACATTGGCGAGCGTGATAGATGCGCAGCCGACCGCCTATGACCCGGACAAGGTTGTGGAACAGTTGGAAAAGAAAATACAGACGCATGCGCGTTGTATTGAATATGAAAATAAAAACGGAACGATAACAGAAGAATTTCAGCAAAGAAAAGCTGTTGAAGTGCTGAAAGAAGCAATCGAAATTGTGAAAGGCGGTGGAGTAGATGAAATGGAAGAATAAAGCAGTAACAAAAATAACAGGTATTTCTTTAAGCTCAAGCGTCAGAGAACTTGCAATGGCGATAAATAATAATGCAGAAGTCTTAAGAGAAGCAGTGCAGAAGATAGAAGAATTGAGCGATAAAGTTGATCGACTAAAGGAAGGTGGAGTAGATGGCAAAAAGCAGAGCCAGTAAAATGAACGGCTATCGTAGCATGGTAAGCCGTCAGAAGAATGATGTTTTTAAGTTTAAGCAGAAACGGAAAAAGAAAAAATAAGTCGAAAGGAGTAAGAGGTTTGCTGGCCAGCGTAAAAGAGCTCTTTACTCCGGAAAAGAATGAAAGAAGAATTTAGAAGCCGGGTGTATACAGATAGACCGGATTATGCGGATTTTGATGCACCGGCGAAATTCAATGCTATACATAGCATTATTGCAAAACGATTGAGAGAACATCCGAACGCTATATGTTCATATTCGGGCGGATCGGATAGTGATATTATGATAGATCTGATCGAGCGGACGCGAAAGATATTTGATCTGCCGACGGTTAAGTATGTGTTTTTCAATACCGGACTTGAAATGAAAGCCATAAAAGATCATGTCAAGGATACAGAAGAAAAATACGGTATGGAAATCGAAGAGTGCAGACCAAAGGTGAATATTGTGCAGGCGACAAGAAAATATGGCGTGCCGTTTGTATCCAAGATAATGTCTGCTGGATTGTCCGGATGGCAAAAGAAGAAAGTACCGTTATCAATCGCACAGGAATATGATCAGGCAGAGGATAAACAAGCAAAGCGAGAAGAATTGCGGCAGAGATACCCGAATTGTGAGGGAACAATCAATTTTCTTTGTTGCTGTAATTCCGCTGGAGAGCCAAGACCAAATATCCAGTTGGTTATCAACTCTTCAAAATACATGAGAGATTTTATAGAAGAGTATCCACCGGACTTTCAGATAAGCGCGGATTGTTGCGTGCATTGCAAGAAAAATGTTGCACATAAGATACAAAAGGATTACGAAATGGTTATTACTGGCGAGCGCAGAGACGAGGGCGGTATGAGATCCGTTCCAAGAAAAGATAACACAGCCTTATGTTTTACGGAGACTTCAAGTGGCCAATTCCGTCTCCGCCCACTGTACTATGTGAGTGACAGGGACAAAGAGTGGTACAAGGAATACTACGGTATACGGTATTCTGATGCCTACGAGGTATACGGATTGACACGAACAGGATGTTGCGGGTGCCCGATCTCGTATAAGGCAGTCGATGATCTGGAACTGATCCGGCCATATGAACCGAATGTAGTTAAAGCCGCATGGAATATTTTTGGACGGAGTTACGAATACAGAAAAAAATACAATGAGTACAAGAAAGAGCGGATGGCAAAGGAAAAAGAAGCGGCTGCCAATGTAGAGGGGCAGATGAATTTAAAGGACTTTATAGAATAAATGTCTTTAAGATAGGAAGAAGGGCGGTCGGCAGTTGTGCTGACCAAGGTGTTACTTGTTTGTGTGGTTGGAATTTGTGTCGCCATAGTATCCTCCGTTTCCGTGCTAAAAGCACAAAGTGCAATTATTAAAGTCGCGATGAGTTTTATGACTGCCAACCGAATTTCCTTCCCCCAAACGGTTTTACCCGCCTGCCTATCTTAAAGACAAGGATATATTAAAACAAAGTATTCAAAAATGCAAGAAAGGAGCCGAACCTCCGGCCGGGGTAACGATATATCGGGTTCCTTTTGAAAAATGACGAATAGTGAATTAAAAGAATATTTGAACAAATTTCCGGATGATGCACCAGTAAGTATCGTATGTGCAAATCCAAAAAAGAGAAAGGTATACGAGCCAAAAACAGTCATAATAATGACAGATGAAGAATTTACTTATCCGGCATTTGTAATTGAAATTAAAAATGAGAGAAATATGGCGGACGAAGAAAGAGCAATGTGCGAAGAATGTGAGCGAGATGCGGATGATCTGGAAGGACAGATGCAGATCGAGGACTTCCTGGAGGTGCTGCCATGATTAACGGAGATTTAATTATTGATTGCTTTGCTGGTGGTGGCGGTGCAAGCGTAGGGATTCAGATGGCACTTGGACGCCCGGTTGACATTGCAATTAATCACGATCCACAGGCAATTCGAATCCACAAAATCAATCATCCGAGTACTTTACATTTGACAGAAGATATTTTCAAAGTTGATTTACAGAAATATGTAGGTGGCAGACATGTTGCGCTGATGTGGGCATCGCCGGACTGTACAAGCCATAGTAAGGCGAAAGGCGGGCAGCCCAGAAAGAGAGGGCTGAGGATACTTCCGTGGGCGGTATACAAACATGCAAAAACAATTTTGCCGGATGTGATCATTATGGAGAATGTGGAAGAAATCCAACAGTGGGGACCGCTGGATACGGACGGTCATCCGATACCGGAACGTAAGGGAGAGGACTACAGAAAGTTTATATCATCGATGCAGTCGCTCGGGTATGCATTCGATAGTAGGGAGCTTGTAGCTGCTGATTATGGCGCACCGACAACACGTAAGAGATGGTATGCGATATTCAGGAGAGACGGCAAAGCGATTGTTTGGCCAGAACCTACGCATAGCAAGTCTGGTATTGTATTACCACGATGGAAACAGTGCGGAGATTATATTGATTGGTCGAATTTAGGAAAATCAATTTTTGATCGTAAAAAGCCGCTTGCGGATGCGACAATGACGCGAATTGCAAACGGCATACAAAAATATATCATTGATAATCCGCATCCTTACATTGTGAACGACAAGCGAGCTATCGCTTTTTTGATTCAGTATCACAGTGAAACGAAGAAAGGCGATGCAAGAGGTCAGACGCTTCGGGAGCCAATCAAGACCATTGATACAAGCAATCGGTATGGACTTGTTACAGCCTTTATTACCAAGTTCTATAAAACGGGAATCGGGCAAGGATGTGATGAGCCGATACATACGATCACAACATCGCCTGGGCATTTTGGACTTGTATCCGCGTTCTTGATTAAATATTACGGAACTAGTTGCGGTCAGCCAGTGACAAGTCCACTTGCAACAATTACAACAAAGGATCGGTTCGGACTTGTGAATGTGATAATTGAAATTGACGGTGAGGAATGGATAATAGCAGATATATTTCTGCGAATGCTGAATGCTGCAGAATTAAAGCTTATGCAGGGATTTCCACCGGATTACATCTTGGAACGTGATATAAGCGGTAAGGCAATTCCTGTAAAGGAAAGGGTTGCGAAGATTGGCAATAGTGTTGTGCCGATAATGGCAGAGGCACTTGTGGCTGCAAATTGTCCATATCTTATTGTTGGAGAGCGGATACCGAATATGATGATATCGACAGAACAGACCGGACAGCTCCGGTTTGCGTAGTTATTCCTTTTCACATACCGCATTTCTGGCAGTAATATTTGCCAGCATGTCACTCAGCACTACCAGATCAGCAGCAAGGATGGCAACCTCATCGTCTGACAGGCAGTCGGCAAGCTGGCAGGCAAGTGTTGAAAGAAAATAAAGGTTTGAACAGTTTTGCATGGGATCACCGGAGAGGTTTTATATATTTTATGTGTCTGCGGTGAAACTGTGCGAAAAATCTTTGAATTTTAGAATTAGACAACAAAACCAAGCGATCATATAGCACCTCCTACTATTATGTAGTGTATGCGGATCAAGTAACATTTATTTGTTTAGAATATGGTTTGGCAGAACAGACAATATATTTGTCGAAAAATGTGAACATTGACAATTGAATATAGCTGGTATGGATGCTATACTATGCATGAAAATGGGGGAGCGATATGGGAAAAGATAAGGAAAAGAAAGTAATATTTTCAGAAGAAATAGATAGTAGCATAGATGGCTTTGCATTAGGCATAACGTTTGTATTAGTGGCATTTTTCGAAGTCTATTTTAAGATATTTGGAAATAGAATGGTAGAGATTGTATTAGCAATTGGACTGTTACTTTTCGGAATTTTTGGAACATTAATAGAAATTGGGAAGATTAGTACAGATAATATCAAAGGCGGTGATGACCTAGTTACGGGACTGTTTCTTGCGGCTCCTTCGGTTTTTATAATCTTCAAGTTCAACAAGGTGATTTTAAATATTATTATGTTTATCGTACTTGCGTTTGGAATTTTTGGAGCAATGAAGGGAGTAATTGAGATCTTATATTCTTTAAAAATCAAAAGAAGAAAGACCGAAAATAAAAAAGTTGAGGTAATGCAGATTGTAGTGGCAGCTACTGAAGTGGTAGCGTTGGCTGTTGCGATAATTCAATTAGTCAATGAAGTTTCTGCATAAAGTTAATAAATAAAATAGTAGTATAAACCAAGTGCCAACCGGAGTACTTGGTTTTTTGTTGCTACAATGAAAGGGGGAATGTCTTGTGAACGAAGAGGAAGTATTCGAAATCTGCAATCAAGTAGACAGCTTCATAGCGGAATATTTGGCAGAGTCCATCGTGATCGGGACAAGCTACGATATGCTGGAAGCGCACCACGGTATTCTCCCAATCAGCAGGAATTGCTTTTACCGGAGGCGGCGGATTGTGCAGCGGATCATAAAGCAGAGGATGGGAAGCATTGAGGAGGAAAAGAACGGACAATTGAGGATGGTGTGGTAATTATAATGGAGAATGCTATCGAAAAATGTTATAATGAGTGAAAAAGAAGGGAGAGATTAGATGAATGCATACGAAGTGATTCAAAATTTGGCAATAGGTGTTGTGAGTGGCATATTTTCAGGCGTTATAGTTTCTATGGTGTTTTACATATTGGGTAACTACCAAAACGAGATTGAAGATGCAAAAAGAATTCTTATGCCGTTATATGAAGTGGTAGTTTTAGAAAAAGCTGTTCAAAAATATGGAATAAAAAACAGTAAAGAATGTATACAAATAATCAAAAAAGATGTAGATGAGGTAGCATCAAATTTAGATCCAAGCATATATAATTATAGCTTAAGAAGAATAATGTTTGATATCAATGAAATTATTACAAATGGACAATATTATAAAAGAGATGGTGCGGAACTGATATTTGATGAGAATAAATTGCACGATTTTGCGATTGCCATGCAACCACAATTAGATTCTCTAATTCAGTACGAACGCGATTTCAGAAAAGGCTTTACAGAAAGAATTATTAAGAGTAAATTTATGCTGATTATGGGGGGCGTTGTTATTGCAATGGTTGCAGTTATAGTAATTGCTTAGCAACACAAATTGGTACAAATCCATGAAATCTCCATGTTAAAATTACTATAGAGTAGTAATTGAACAGGGAGGGAGAAGCGTGGAAAAAGAAAACGAACTCAAAAAGGAGTATCTGCGATCATATACACCAGCGGTCAGTGCTGCGCGCCGGATAGAGGAAGAAATTGAGCAGTTGAGAGCAGACAAGATGGCACCGGCGCTTGTCATGGATGATATGCCACATGCCCATGATCAGAAAGATCTCTCTGACTACGCTGCAAAGTTGGACGAGCTGGAGAGGAAACTTATTAAAGCACGGTATGAGCGCATAGATCTATATGCAGATATATTCGCAGATATTGAGCGTTTAGAGGATGAGACGGAAAAGGCGGTATTGACATACAGATACCTTCGGAGACAAAGTTGGGAAGAAATCTGTGTGAAGATGGGATATCAGTGGGCACAGGTCCATCGGATTCACGCCAGGGCATTGAAACATTTCAATCCGACGGGTGGATATTATGAAATTTTGGTCAAAAAAACGAAAGATGATACACAATGATACACTTATCTGTGGTATGATTGTAGCGTGAAAGAGCGTAAGAGGAAATGATTCCCCTTGCGCTTTTTTCGTCTTTTAACTACTGGGGCATCATGAAATACAGGGGTGTCCCACTTCTCCCTATAAAAGAAACAGGCAGGTGATACTATTGGCAAGGAGTCCGAACCAAAAGGCAGAAAAGGCCCGAGAACTGTATAAGGGTGGAATGAAGCTGGTTGAGATTGCAAGTCAACTAGAGGTTCCTGCCGGGACAGTTCGGAGATGGAAAAGTACATACCATTGGGATGGTGAGCAGCAAAGCGAGCTTCAACAGAACGATGATGAATGGGACTTTTTTAATGCAAAAGAAAGAAAATACAATTCTAGGTCAACTGGCATTATAAACAATATAGTTAATTGTCTAGGCAATGTGATTTCTTCTGACAATATTGACTTGATAACCAAGGAAAAGGCATGCGAGACGCTTGTGAAAATTGCTTGCGAAAAAAATGCAAGAAAGAAGATTTGCGATATTGTTCGTAAATCGGAACTAAAAAAGAGAGATGCAATCAGCGAAAGCCAATGGAATAGATGCATGGATTTTTTTAGAGATAAAAGTGGAAAATCATGCTGTGCGTATTGCGGAATTCAAACAAAACAGTTAGAAAAGGATCATGTAATACCTTTTTCAAAGGGCGGATGTGCATCTGCTGATAATATTCTTCCTGCCTGTAAAAGGTGCAATACAGCAAAGAATGACAAGAACATATATGATTGGTATACGAGAAGCAATGTCTTTTCAAAATACAGGATGAAAAAAATAGTTGAGTATCTAAAAGAAGTAGGCGGTGATGTCTATGAATAAAAACGAATCCGCTGAAAAAGACTATATGTCTGGGATGAAATATAAAGACATTGCAGATAAATATGGAGTGTCAATAAATACTGTCAAGAGTTGGAAAAAAAGGTACAACTGGGAGAGAAAAAAGGGGTGCACACAAAATAAAAAAGGGTGCACACAAAAAAAGTTAGAAAAAAAAGCTGTGGCTGATGAAGTTAAGCAGGTAATGCAGAACACCGAATTGACCGATAAGCAACAGCTTTTTTGCATACATTACATCCGATGCTTCAATGCTACCAAGGCATACCAGAAAGCGTACGGTGTTGATTATGCGACTGCAGCATCCATAGGCTATCGTTTGTTGGAGAAAGATGGAGTAAAACAGGAAATCCATAGGTTGAAACAGGACCGTCTCAACAGAGAGTTCCTAAGTGAATCCGATGTATTCCAGAAGTACATGGACATTGCTTTTGCAGATGTGACTGACTTTGTAGAGTTTGGAAATGAGGATGTGGATGTGATCCTGGACACAGGAGAGCGAAAGACCATCACAGTAAGCCATGTCAATATCAAGAATGATGCGGACGTGGACGGAACGATCATTTCCGAAGTATCCAAGGGTAAGGACGGCGTAAGGGTAAAACTTGCTGACCGAATGAAAGCCTTGCAGTGGCTTACGGATCATATGGATCTTGCGACTGACAAGCAGAAAGCAGAGATTGCATTACTGAAAGCCAAGGTACAGACAGACGATGGCGAGGAGATTGCAGACGATGGGTTCCTTGATGCTCTGAACGGCACAGCTGCGGAGGACTGGGGCGATGAAGAGAATCAGTAAGATCAAGCGGATTTTCAAGTTCAAGCCATTTTCCAAGAAGCAGCGCAAGGTATTGAACTGGTGGTGTGAAGATTCTCCGGTTAAAGATAAGGATGGTATTATCGCCGATGGTGCTATTCGATCTGGAAAGACAGTGAGCATGTCACTTTCGTTTGTTATGTGGGCGATGAACTCATTTGACGGCGAAAATTTCGGTATGTGTGGTAAGACAATTGGCTCTTTCCGTAGAAATGTACTATTTTGGCTTAAGCTGATGCTCCGTAGCCGCGGTTATACCGTGGCAGATCACAGAGCTGACAATTTGGTCATTGTTTCCCGAGGTGGCGTGACCAATTATTTCTATATATTTGGCGGCAAGGATGAAAGATCGCAGGATCTCATTCAAGGTATTACCTTGGCTGGGGTCTTTTTTGATGAAGTTGCGCTGATGCCGGAAAGCTTCGTGAACCAGGCAACCGGACGATGTTCTGTTGACGGTTCAAAATATTGGTTCAATTGCAACCCGGATGGACCATATCATTGGTTCAAGACCGGATGGATTGACAAGCGAGAAGAAAAGCATCTGTTGTATCTGCATTTTACGATGGATGACAACCTAAGCCTGTCGGAGAAAATCAAAGAACGATATCGAAGTATGTACACCGGTGTATTCTATCGCCGGTACATTCTTGGTTTATGGGCGATGGCAGAGGGCATCATCTATGATATGTTCGACACTGCCAAGCATGTGCTTTCCAGTCTGAATAATCTGGTCAATGCGAACTATTATGTGTCGTGTGACTATGGTACGCAGAATGCAACTGTATTCCTGTTGTGGTGTAAAGAGCACTCCGGGCGATGGGTATGCTGTCGCGAGTATTATTATTCCGGCCGTGATGAAGAAAGGCAGAAAACGGATAGCGAGTATGCGGATGATCTGGAACAATGGCTTGCCGGGATAAAACCGGTAAAGATCATCATTGACCCATCCGCTGCATCGTTCATAGCAGAATTGAAAAAACGAGGTTATGCAATCAAGAAAGCAAAAAATGACGTACTGGATGGCATCCGATTTGTGGCATCATTGTTGAATCAGGGAAAAATCGCAATCAGTGATCAGTGCCAGAACACAATTAAAGAATTTGGATCGTACATATGGGATCAGAAAGCATCTGAGCGTGGAGAGGATAAACCGGTGAAGCAGCACGATCATGCAATGGATGCACTGCGGTACTTCTGCTATACAATTATTCGCAAGCCGGGAAGCATCGGTATTTTGAAGTGAGGTAACAATGGATATTGATACAATGAAACAACTGATAAAAAAATATGAGCCCGGTCATGTGGCATTTGTGACACGTGCGGATATAGCAGAACGTTATTACCGCAATGAGACGGACATACTGTTTCGCGATAAGCAGAAAAATGAGAAAAAAGAGGAACCCGACAATCCGCTGCGCAACGCAGACAACCGGATTCCCCGGAACTTCCACGGACTGATCGTGAACCAGAAAGCGTCTTATGCATTCACAGCCCCACCACTGTTCGATGTGGGGAATGTGACAGCAAACAAGCGCATTACGGAAGCGCTTGGGGACGAATATGCCAAGAACTGCATGGGATTGTGTGTGAATGCCGCAAATACTTCAATCGGCTGGGTACATTACTGGACAGGCGATAACGGTTTTGAATGGGCGGTAGTTCCAAGTGCACAGATTATCCCGGTATTTGACAGGAGTTTGAAAAGACGTCTGATTGGTGCCATGCGCGTGTATCCGGATATTGATGAGGATACCGGAGATAATTACACAGTGTACGAATACTGGACGAACACAGAATGCCAGGCATTCCTGAGAAGAACCGGTGATGAACTGGAAATGCTTGCGTATTATGACATGTTTATTGATCCTGCCAGCGGAGAGATGACTGCCAGCTACAGACATGATTTTGGAGAGGTGCCGTTTATTCCGTTTTATAACAACAATGTGCATACTGATGATCTACGTAACATAAAGCCGCTGATAGACGTATATGATAAGGTCTACAGCGGTTTTATTAATGATCTGGATGATATACAGGAATTGATTTTTGTGTTATCCGGATACGGAGGGGAAGATCTGAACAGCTTCCTGTCAGACCTGAAAAAATATAAGACCATCAAGGTAGACGGGGATGAGGGCGGTGCGGTTTCTACTCTCAATATTGAAATTCCGATTGAAGCCAGAAACAGTGTGCTGGAAGCTACCCGAAAGGCAATCTTTGAGCAGGGACAGGGCTTTGACCCGCAGCCGGAGAACTTCGGGAATCAGTCGGGTGAAGCACTGAAATTTATGTACAGCTTATTAGAGATGAAAACAGGACTGATGGAAACGGAATTCCGGCTTGGGTTTGCGCGGCTCATCCGGGCAATCTGCAAGGCACTTGGCATTTCCTGTGGCACGATTATCCAGACATGGACCCGTACCTGCATCAAGAACGATACGGAACAGGCGCAGATCTGCAAGGATTCAGTTGGGATTGTCAGCAAAAAGACGATTCTGAAAAATCATCCGCTTGTTGAGGACGCAGACGAAGAATTGAAGCAGATCGAAAAGGAAGAAAAAGAAGCACAAGAAAAGGCTGATCTGTATGCAGGAACATTTATTAAAAGCGGAGGAAGCGGGGATGGCAAAGATAGTGATGCCGAGGAAAATCAGAAAAACTCACAAAATCAAGATAATTCGAGTAGAGCTTGAAATAGAGTTTATAAAGCCGATTATTGGTAGAATTTTAATCCTGTTCTTTTGGCTTTTAGGCATCAGAGTAATTAAAGCAGAGATTTATGGACAGAAAATCTACCTGATATGTATTCCTAAGTTCTACTATGCAAAATAAAGGGGCTGCTGATGAAAAATAGTACCTACTGGAAGAAACGCTTTAAGCAAATAGAAGAATCCCAACATCGGAAAGGGCTACAGTGCTATAAGGATATTGAAAAACAGTATATGATCGCGCAGAGCCAGTTGGAGGCAAAGATAAATGCATGGTATCAGCGGTTTGCAAAAAACAATGAAATTTCTCTTGCAGAAGCACATAGGCTGTTGAATTCCAATGAACTTGAGGAATTAAAGTGGGACGTGCAGCAGTACATCAAGTATGGAAAAGAAAATGCCATCAATGGCCAGTGGGTGCAGGAATTGGAAAACGCTTCCGCAAAAGCACACATAAACAGACTGGAATCGCTGAAGCTACAGATGCAGCAGTCTGTGGAAGTGATGTTCGGCAATCAGTTGGATAGTGTGGATGCCACTCTGCGCAATGTTTATCAGGCGGGATTTTTCCATACTGCCTATGAGATTCAGAAGGGGATTGGAACCGGATGGAGTTTTACATCCCCGAATGATCGGCTGATTGATACAGTGGTCCATAAGCCTTGGGCGGCAGACGGGCAAACGTTTTCAGACCGGATCTGGACGAACAAACAGAAGCTGGTCAATGAATTGAACACCACCATGGTACAGAACATAATTACCGGGGCTGATCCGCAGAAGACGATTGATGCCCTGGCACGGAAGATGAATGTATCAAAACAGAACGCGGGCCGCTTGGTTATGACAGAACAGGCGGCTTTTTCCAATGCAGCGCAAAAGGATTGTTTTGCAGAACTTGGGGTGGAACAGTTTGAAATATTGGAAACATTAGATAGTTTTACATGCAGCCTTTGTGGTTCTATGGACGGGCAGCATTTCCCTATGAGTCAGTATGAAATTGGTGTGACAGCTCCGCCGTTCCATCCGAACTGCCGTGGGTGTACCTGCCCATACTTTGAAGATGATTTTGGAGTGCCGGGAGAACGTGCAGCGCGTGGTGAAGATGGAAAAACATATTATGTACCAGGCAATATGACATATGAAGAGTGGAAATCCTCTTTTGCAGATGGTAACAATGCAGCGAAAGACCGGTTGGGGATTATCACAAACAATAATAAAAGCAACCCGAACTATTATGATTTTAAGGGTAAAAATGTGGATACGGTCGAGTCGGAAATCTGCAAGTTCGACCATGAGGTTGGAGTTATATTTGACAATGGGAAAGCGGTAAATTGCCAGTTGGGAAATGAGGATACTATAGAATTTACGAAGTATCAGCTTAAAATGATGAAAGGAAAAGATGTTACTCATAATCATCCATTGAGTACGCCGCCGTCCCCAGAAGATCTGTATCTGCTGGTAAATTATAAAGTCAAAAGTTTCAGAACCTGTGGGGAAAACGGTACATATGTGTTAGAATATAATGAACAGGTAGAAAAACTTCCAGATTTCAAGACATTTAGTGATACATATGACGAAATTATATATGAATTACAAGATAAATATTATGATGAAGTGAAACATGGAATGAAACAAGAGGATGCGATCATATTACTTGGAGAGGCTGCTTGGGAAAGATTGTATGAACTATATAATGTCAAACCTAGATTTGAAAGGCGGTAATTGTCATGAGCAAATATAAACCATATGAAATAGATAGATATAAGCTGAATCTGTTTTGCGTATGTTTGAACTGCAGTAAATACAGAGGCTCAAGAAACGATTTTTCAAAATATTGTGATGCTTATCCCAAAAATCTTCCATCTGAAATTTGGAATGGAAAAAATGTAAAATGTCCGCATTTTGAAGAAAAGCAGGGGTGATAGTATGGTGAAACTTATAAAAACATTAGATGTTCAAAACGCATCATTGAATGTGATCACAGCTGGCAGACGGTTGCCACTTGCACAATTTACCGGGAAAATCGAAATTACAGAACACCAGAGTATGACACCTGTTCTTGGTAGAAGGTGTAAAGGAGAAAAGAAAATCTATGCATCATTCATTTTATGTCAGAATATTGAATATCAGACAGATGATGAGTTTAATGCAGGAAAAGTATATGAAGCAGTTGGAGATGTGCAGGGGGAGCAGTCTTGTGAAAGACTGATTTTCTCAGGACTTCGTTTTGAAGATATAGATCCGTTGAAAGGAACTGTGACACTTGAAGTGACAGATCTGGAACTGATCCGGAAAATGATAGAAATGTAAAATTGAAAGTTACCACCAGTCAGAAATGATATGGTGGTATTTTCATACCCAAAATCAATAATAACAGGGCAACCGGAAATCTATGAACCGAACAGCGCAGAGGTGACGCTAAGTAAGTTTCTCCGGCAGTCCTGTTTTTATATTGTCCGAAAGCCTTATGACATGAAAACTGCCGGCAGAAACCCGTATCAGGGAAATATTGATAAGCGTGGCTGCAAATAAAGCCAGAAAGGAAGTAACCCATGAAGTTAGAAGAATTGTTAGGAGAAGAACTGTATAAACAGGTCAAAGAGAAAATTGATGCGGCAAATGCGAATGAATCGGACAAGTTAAAGCATATTAGGTATGCAGATCTGTCAGAGGGCGAGTATGTCAGCAAAGGCAAGTATGATACCGCCGTGGCAGAAAAAGAGAATCTTGCCGGTCAGATCAAAACGCTTAATACTACGATCGGAGATCTGAAAAAGAACAATGCAGACAATGAGACATTACAGAACACCATTGCGGATCTGCAGACGAAGTTAAAAGATCAGCAGACAGCCAATGAGAAGATCTCAAAGACCTATGCGCTGAAAGAATCCCTCACAAAACAGGGAGTGCTTGATCCGGACTATCTGATCTACAAAGCAGGTGGGCTTGATAAGTTTATGTTTGACAAAGAGGGCAAGCCGGTCGGTGTAGAGGAAGCGGTAAAGCCATATAAGGAAGATAAAGCGATGGTACATTTGTTCAAACAGGAGCAGAAACCGCCGTATCATCCGCAGGGTGGCACAGGTGGTACCGGTGCTGTAAATCCATTTGCAAAAGATACCTTCAATCTGACAAAACAGGGTGAACTTTTAAAATCTAATCCGGAACAGGCAAAGGCAATGGCCGCAGCCGCCGGAGTGACAATTTAAGAAAGAGAGGAAAATGATTTATGGCAATTACAAAAATTGCAGATGTGATTGTACCGGAGCTGTTTAACCGGTATGTAATCAACAGAACAATGGAGCTGTCCGCGTTTTTTAAGAGTGGAATCGTGGTAAACAGCCCGGAATTTGACACACTGGCAAGTGAAGCGGCCAGAACACACAATATGCCATTCTTTGAAGATCTGAATGGAGAATCGGAGCCAACACTTGAGGATGTGAAGATGACACCGGCAAAGATCGGTTCTAACAAAGATGTATCCACCACAATTCTTAGACAGAAGATGTGGGCTGCTACAAATCTTTCCGCGGCATTGGCTGGAGTTGATCCAATGAAAGCAATCGGTGATCTGGTAGCTGGTTACTGGGCGAGAGATATGCAGAAAGAGTTGATCGCGATCCTGTCCGGTGTGTTTGGAACCACTACCGCAGGAGATAGTGGAACACCGGCGGCAGAGACCAGAATGGCGGATCATATCCTTGATCTGACTATTGGAAAGACGGATGCCGCAAAGCAGATCAGTGCATCTGCATTTATCGATGCGTGCCAGCTTCTTGGTGATGCACAGGCGCAGTTATCCGGCGTAGCAATGCACTCTGCGACCAAGTCTTATCTGAAAAAACTGAACCTGATTGAGACCGAGCGTGATTCTACAGATGTTGAGTTTGACACCTACCAGGGCAGACGTGTAACCGTGGATGATGGTTGCCCGGTGGATGCTAAAAATGGTGTGTATACCACATATCTGTTTGGAAATGGAGCAATCGCATATGGAAATGGTTCTCCGGTCGGTCATGTAGCAACAGAGGTTGATCGCGACAAACAGACCGGTGGTGGTATTGATTATCTGATTAACCGTAGGGCGTTTATCCTGCATCCGAGAGGAATCGCATACACCGGAGCAAAGCGTGAACATGTGGAGACACCAACAAGAGCAGAGCTTGCAATGGCAGAGAACTGGAATCCGGTATACGAGCCAAAGCAGCTTAGAATCGTAGCGATCAAGCACAAGATCGGGTAGCCTATGGAGCTGGCAAAGTTAAAAGTACTACTTGGAATTGAGGGTGATTCTAAGGATGTGGTGCTTGAATTTGTCATTGCAGATGTGGAAGAAATCATTAAGAACTACTGTCATGTGAAGGAAATGCCGGATGGGTTGCAAAACACCGGCTACCGCATGGCAATGGATCTGTATCGGAATGAGAATATTGGAAGTGAGACGGGAGCTGTTGGTTCTGTCTCCTCAATTTCCGAGGGCGATACTTCTACATCATTCCGTCAGTATGTGGATGATAATTTCAAGAATACAGTGCTGAAAAATTATAAATCTTCATTGAACCGATACAGAAAGGTGGCATGGAAATGATCGCGGATGCAATCAAACAGGCACAGGCACTTGCAAGGGAAGCGCAGGAAGCCACATATGATGGCAGATGTACGGTTATGGAGCATCAGAAATTGAAAGATCCAAAAACCAGAATTACAACAGAAAAAGATGTGGTGGTATTGGAAGATGAACCATGCCGCTTATCATATTCCAGTGTCAGTGCAGTGGATCAGACGGAATCAGCAGCAAAGACGGCACAGGTCACAAAGCTGTTTTTATCTCCGGACGTGCAGATTAAACCTGGAGCAAAGATTACAGTAACACAGGCTGGTGTGACACAAAACTATAAATGCGGCAGTGTGGCAGCAGTATATCCGACGCATCAGGAGATTGTGTTGCAATTATCAGAGAGGTATGCATGATGGGGATGGGAAGCGTGGATATGCGGGAACTGGTGAAGTTTCAGGAAAATTTGAATAGATTGGCAGGCAGCGAGGATACAAGGAATTCTTTTTGCGAATCATGTGCAAAGGAACTTGCGGCCAGATTGCTCACAAAGGTAATCAAAAGGACACCTGTAGGAAAATATCCAGCAAGTTCAGGCAAGGTTGGTGGTACTCTTCGAAGAGGGTGGACTGCAGGTAATAAAGAAGGAGTACAGGCGGCTGTTGATAGCATTCAAGTTACAAAATCAGGGAACCAGTACACCATTAAAATTATGAATCCAACTGAGTATGCGAGTTTTGTAGAATTCGGACATCGAACAGCAAACCATAACGGATGGGTTAAAGGGCAGTTTATGATGACTATTTCTGAAAATGAAATCAAACGTATGGCTCCTGGGTTACTGGAAAAGAGACTGGAAGAGTTCTTGGGAGGTACATTCAATGCTTAACAACGTGATAGCCGGGATAGCAATTGCCCTGAACCAAGAGTTTGGGGATGATTATGAAATTTATACAGAGGAAATAAAGCAGGACTTGAAAGAGCCTTGCTTTTTTATTACCCTCTTAAATCCATCCAAGACAGATTTCCCATCCAAACGGTATTTGATGGACAATCCATTTTGTATACAGTATTTCCCGGAATCGGAGGACAATCCGAATAGTGAATGCCGCGATGTAGCTGATCGTATGTTATGGGCGTTGGAGAATATTACGCCTTTGGATGCAGATAGACCGGTACGAGGGACGGATATGCATCATGAGATTACAGACGGAGTGCTGAATTTCTTTGTTAATTACAATTATTTCGTCCGCAAGGTAGAGACTCCGGCTCCCCTTATGGAAACCATTACAACGATATTACATTTGAAAGGATAGGTGAACAATATGGGCGATACAAAGCCAGAAGTAAAACCGCAGGCATCTGCGGATGTATTTACAAGGCAGCAGCTGGCAGAATCCAAACGCTATAAGAAAAAGCGGGATCTGCTGGAAGCGTTGCTGGAAGATGGAAAAACATATACGATTGCGCAGGTGGATAAGATCACCGGTGATTATCTGAGAAAGGAAGTGAAGTAAATGGCATTTGGCGGAGGAACATGGATAACCCAGAACAAAGTGCTTCCGGGCGCGTATATCAATGTCGTAAGTGCGGGGATTGCATCTGCGGCATTGTCTGACCGTGGTATTGCCACAATGCCGCTGGAACTTGACTGGGGACCGGATGATACGGTTTTTAAGGTTACTACAGCGGATATGCAGAAGTATTCGAAAAAGATATTCGGATATAGTTATACCGACGATAAGATGAAAGGACTGCGAGATCTGTTTGCTGGCGGAACCTTGGTGCTGTATGCATACCGGTTAAACGGCGGCGGGACAAAAGCGTCCAATGATTATGCTACAGCTAAGCACACGGGGACACGCGGCAATGCGATCAGGATCTCCATAGCAAAGGACGTGGATGATCCAGAGTCGTGGAATGTAACTACATATCTTGATACGTCCAGAATTGAAGTACAGAATGTAAAAAAAGCGGCTGATCTGAAAGATAATGACTTTGTGACATTTAAAACAGATACGTTGGAACTTGCAGCAGTTGCATCGGCAGCACTGTCTGGTGGAACGAATGGTGTCGTCAATGGCGATGCGCATGCGGAGTATCTGGCAAAGGCAGAAGCCTACGGATTTAATACGATGGGCGTTGTGGTTACAGATGAGGTGACCAAGAGGCTGTATGTGGCATATGTAAAGCGTATGCGTGATGAAGTTGGTAAGAAGTTTCAGCTTGTGCTTTACAAGTCGGATGCTGACTATATGGGAGTTATTTCCACACCGAATAAAACGACGGACGAGGGCTGGCCGGAAGCATCCGCTGTATATTGGCTTACCGGGGTGGAATGCTCCACTGCGGTGAATAAGTCCTGCGAGGGCAGAGTGTACGATGGTGAATTTTCCATTGAGCCAATTGACAATGATCTGGAAGATTATATCAAAAAGGGACAGCTTGTGTTTGATAGAAATGATGATGAAATTGAGATTCTAAGTGATATCAATACACACATAACCATTACGGAAGATTGCAACGAATTTTTTTGCGACAATCAGACAATCAGGGTTGTAGACCAGCTTGCAAATGATGATGCACTGCTCTTTAAGACACGGTTCCGTGGGAAGTTCCCAAATGATGATCCAGGGCGGAACAGCTTGAAAAGTGGGCTGTGCGAGATCCGTGAAAAATTACAGAATTTGCGGGCTATTGAGAATTTCAAGCGGGATAATGTCACCGTGGAACAGGGAGAATCAAAGAAATCGGTAGTCGTTAATAATACGGTTGAAGTTGTAAATGCCATGAGTATTATGTACATGACTACAGTAGTGAAATAAGGGGGTGAAGTATAAATGAATAATGTGATGCTTGCAAAGGATTCTATCTCTGCAGCTCTTGCAGAGTGCTACGTGACAATTGGTGAACGTAGATACAATCTGATGACCGCAATCAAGCTTGAAGCGAATTTCAAGAAGAACAAGGCAAAGGTTCCAACTCTTGGCAAGACAGGAAAGGGAAATAAGTCGGTATCATGGGAAGGAACCGGATCTTGTACAATACATTATAATACGAGCATTTTCCGTAAAATGATGCTTGATTTTAAAAACACTGGTGAGGATGTCTATTTCGAAATTCAGATCACGAATGATGATCCATCCAGTGCTGCAGGATCTCAGACAATCACTCTTTTACAGTGCAACATTGACAGTGGAGTGCTTGCGAAATTTGATGCATCTTCTGACTCATATCTGGACGAGGATGTTAGCTTCACATTTGATGATTTTGATATGCCGAAAGAGTTTCAAGAAATTATTGGACTTGCAGCGTAATATTGCCCCTTATGTGTCTGGCATGAGGGGATTTTTTATAGGAAGAAAGGAGACAATGTATGTCAAATTTAAGCAGATTTTTAGCAAAAAACAAAATTAAAAGAGAGAACGGGAAGTATGCACCATCGAAAGCTTTTGTGGACGAAAATGGCAATCCTTTGGAGTTTGAGTTTCGTCCGATTACATCAAAGCGAAATGAAACAATGCGTGAGGGCCATACAAAAGATGTTCCGGTAGTTGGAAAGCCGAATATGTTCCGTCCAAAATTGGATACAACGGCATATATCAATGATCTGATCGCAGAGAGCATTGTTGAACCGGATCTTTACAATAAGGAACTACAGGATTCTTATGGAGTGAAGACACCGGGAGAACTTCTGTATGCCATGATCGACAACCCGGGAGAATACCAGGACCTTTCTGCATGGGTTCAGAAGTTCCAGGGATTTGATACTTTAGAGGATAAGACAGAGCAGGCAAAAAACTAATTGAGGAAGGGGATGCGGAAGCAAACTATGCATATTATGCATTGCACAAGCTCCACATTCTCCCTTCCCAATGGGTTGCTTTAGAAGAGGAGGAAAAGGCTTTTATTATTGCCTGTATAGATATAAGAATTGAAGCGGAAAAGGAAGAGGCAAAGAAAATAGCGAAGGAAGCAGAAGGGCGGTGATGATATGGCTACAATTACAACGGGAATACAGTTGGCAGACAATTTTAGCGCCCCTCTTATGCATATCATCAGTTCTGTGAATATGGCAATTTCTTCGATTTATGATATGGATCAGGCAATGAATGCTGGTGTGAATACGGCATCTTTGGAAGCTGCCCGGAATGAAATTGCACAGGCAACTGTAGCTGCGGAAGAATTCAATCAAACAATGCAACAGGCGAGTAGTCCGATCAATGATAATATTCGAAGGCAGGAACAATTTAATCAGTCATTACAAAACGGTGCAAGTGAATCATCGAATTTAGTTTCGGCAATTAAACGAACGGCAGGGGCGTACCTGAGTATTCAGACGGCTGGAAAAATTTTGGAGATGTCGGATGAGATCACACAGACCACTTCCAGATTAAATATGATGAATGACGGATTGCAGAGTACGGCCGATTTGTACAACATGGTTTATGTGGCTGCAAACGATGCCAGAGGATCATTAGGAGATATGGCAAGTGTAGTTGCCCGATTTGGTAATAATGCGAAAGATGCATTTAGTTCCAGTGCAGAAGTTGTCCAGTTCGCAAATTTAGTCCAAAAGCAGATGACAATTGCGGGAGCGTCTACGCAGGAAGCGGCAAATGCAGAATTGCAGTTATCACAGGCGCTGGGCTCTGGTGTACTTCGAGGTGATGAGTTAAACAGTATTTTTGAACAGGCACCGAATCTGATTCAGAATATTGCAGATTATCTTGATGTCCCGATAGGTAAGATTCGAAGTATGGCACAAGATGGGGAACTGTCGGCAGATGTTGTGAAACAAGCAGTATTTGCGGCAACAGATGAGATAAATGCTAATTTTGAATCTATGCCTATGACATGGGGGCAAATGTGGACGGTATTTCAAAATAATGCCACTATGGCATTTCAGCCGGTTCTACAGAGACTTAATGATCTTGCAAATACAGATGGCTTCCAAACGTTTGCAACGAATGCAATAAATGACCTTGCAGTGGTAGCCGGTGTGGTTCTTGATATATTTGAAGGAATTGGATCAGTAGGAACTTTTGTATCAGACAACTGGCAAATTATAGGCCCTATTGTTGAAGGCGTGGCAGCGGCGCTTACTGTTTATTATGGATGGCAATTGCTTTCCACAAGTGCAACAAAAGCAGCTGCTGCAGCACAATGGATATATAATGCTGCAATGAATGCAAACCCTGCAGCGATAGTGGCCATATCAATAGGTGCACTTATAGTTCTAATTGGAATACTGGCAAATAAATTTACCGGAACCGGGCATATTGCGCAGTCAGTTTTCGGAATGATAACTGGTGGAATCAATGTTGTTATCCAGTATTTTAAAAATTGGGGATTAACAGTTGCAGATATTTTCATTGGAATATGGAACGCAGGGGGAGCATGTGCAACCAATGTTGAAATTGCTTTTCACAATGCGATCAGTCATGTACAGGCACTCTGGTACAACATGCTGTCTACAGCACTTACGGTAGTATCTGGCATTTGTTCGGCATTGAATAAACTTCCTTTTGTAGACTTTGACTATTCTGGAATTACGGGGGCAGCAGATAATTATGCATCAAAAGCGGCAGCAGCTGCCGGGAATACAAAAGATTATGCCAGCGTGCCGGCTGCATTTAGTAAAGGAGTAAAAACGTATGACACTTACCAGAAAGGATGGGTCAACGATGCATATACTGCAGGGGCGGCATGGGGAGATGGTGTAACCAGTAAAATAAAGAATACCTTATCTTCAAAGGCTACCAATATTCCAAATGCGAATAATTATCCAAATGCGCTTGCGTCCAGTAACGCAGCAACAGCGGCAAATACAGCAGACACTGCCAAGAATACCGCAAAAACGGCAAATACATTATCTGCATCCAGTGAGGATCTGAAGTATTTAAGAGATATTGCGGATCGTGAGTACGTGAATAAATTTACAACAGCACAGATCAAGGTTGAGATGATTAACCACAACAACGTAAACAATGATATGGATTTAGATGGAATGGCAGAGCATTTGCGTAGCAAAATTGAGGAAGAAATGAATGCAGCAGCGGAAGGAGAACACTAAAGATGTATGAATTATATATTGATGGGGTTCTTTTTCCGGTGACCCCAGGATCTCTTAACATCAAGACCAATAACAAAAATAAGACCATAACTCTCATAAATGAGGGAGAGGTTAACTACATTAAGTCTCCGGGATTGTCTGATATTACAATCCCGGAGCTTTTATTGCCAATCCATAAATATCCTTTTTCACAAGAAAAAGCAAAAGTGGGGGCTGCATATTATCTTTCCAAATTAGAAAAATGGAAAAATCAGAAGAAACCAGTTGTATTTAAACTCCTACGCTATGAAGTTTCTCAAAAACATCTCATTGAAGATATTACAACAGACGTGACCATCGAAGATTATGAAATCATGGAAGATGTAGATAAATACGGATCAGATGTGTGCGTAAAGCTTAACATGAAGCAGTATCGTCATTGGGGAGCAAAGAAACTTGTACTTAAAAGCAAAAAGACAAAATCCGGAAAAAAGAAAACGGTTGCTACGGTTAAAAAACAACGGAAGAAAACGAAAGCTATAGCTAAAAGTTACAAGATCAAATCTGGTGATACGCTTATGAAAATTGCAAAGAAACAGATGAATAATGCATCTGCATGGAAGAAACTCTATCAGTTAAACCAGAAAACGATTGAAAATGCAGCTCGTAAGCATGGACGAAAATCATCATCGAATGGTCATTATTTGTATGCTGGAACGGTGTTGAAACTTCCGGGAGGTGGTAGCCGATGAAAGATATTGTTGATGTAGCGATTGGAGAGATCGGATACCGGGAGCAGGGAAACAACAGAACAAAATACGGAGAATATACAGGAGCGAATGGTGCTGCATGGTGCCATTCGTTTGTTTCATGGTGTGCGCATGAAGCTGGAGTATCGACTTCGGTTGTTCCGAAAACAGCATCTACAACCTATGGGATGCAATGGTTTAAAAAGCGTGGGTTGTTCAAATACAAAGGCAAATATACCCCGAAGAGATGTGACATTGTTTATTTTAAAACTGGCCGAAGCCATGTAGGCATTGTTGAGAGCGTCAGCGGTGGACAGTTACATACTATTGAAGGAAATACATCTGATAAGGTAGCACGGCGATCATATTCTCTGAATAATGCCACAATTACCGGCTATGGTACGCCGAAATATACAAGCACCAAAAATGGTTCATCTGGTAGTGGAAAAAAGGATTCCAAAAAGGAACTGCAATATTTGCAGAAAATATTATCGCGTCATGAGGCAAAAGCGGAAACCATAAAAGCCGATGAAGCAGAAACGGGAAAAATACCGGCTGGCAATGTAATGATTACTGTAAATAATGGAAAAAAGAAATTTACAGTACCGGCGGAAGAGGGAGCAAAGGTTGTATGGGAAAGAGACAGCACACCTGGCAAATTTACTTTCACAGCAAAAGTTGAAAAAGGATTTTCCATAGGAATGGGAAATGAAGTTCTTGTTACTGTGGACAGCAAGAAGTTTTTCTATGGTTTTGTATTTACAAAAGAAGGTAAGAAAGATGGGATGGCATCGTATATAGTATATGATCAGCTCAGATATTTGAAAAATAAAGAAACAATTGTGTACAAAAAGAAAACAGCCGGTGAGTTGATAAAGATTTTGGCTAAGAGATTTAATTTGCAATATGGTACGCTTGCTGACACTGGATGGCGCAGATCAGCCATAGAAGATAATACTACATTATTTGATATTATCCAAAATGCGCTTGATGATACTCTGATAACAAAGGGGAAGACCTATGTGCTTTACGATAAGGTAGGAAAACTTCAGCTTACAGATGTAGCAAAAATGAAAGTCAATACATGCTTGGTGGATGCTGAGACCGGACAAGATTATTCCTATAAAACAACCATTGACAGTGATGTGTATAACCAAATAAAGCTTGTATATGAAAACAAGAAAAAAGGAACATTCGATTTATATGTAACAAAAGACTCAAAAAACATAGGTAAATGGGGAACTTTGCAGTATTTGGATAAAATTGACAATCCGGATATTGGAAAGCTTAAATCAAAGGCATTGTTAAAACTGTATGATAAGAAGAAACGTACATTGACCATATCTGGCGTGATTGGAAATATAAATGTACGTGGTGGTTCTCTGGTTCCGGTCATGTTAGATTTGGGTGATATCACAGTGGCAAACTATATGCTGGTAGATAAAGTTACGCATACATTTAAAAATTGCGAGTACACAATGGACTTAGTTGTGTCTGGAGGAGATTTTAGTGAGTGATAGTTTGGTACAGTTAATTAAGAAAATTGCGATGGATGCCGTAAGATCAGCGAAAATGAGTGATTATAAGATTGGTACAGTTTCAGGCGTGTCTCCGCTTATAATTAAAATGTCAAATACTTTGGAAATTGATGAAGATTTTTTGCATTTGAGTAGAAATGTCACAGATTATGAAGTTGAAATAAAAATTGGAGATGTTATTCAAAGTAGAACAGTACTGAATAGTCTTAAGGTTGGAGAAAAGGTGCTTATGCTTCGAAAAAGCGGTGGGCAGGAATACATAATTATAGACAGGGTGGTGAACTGATGGTTCCAATTAACTATGAAGATGAAGAAGAACAGGATACAGATTTTGAGTTGGAAAGTGACCCGTCTCTTACATATGCAATGCAGATAGGAACCATTGAGAATGAGCCAAGCATTTTTCTTGGCAAAGCAGACGGAGAAGAGGCAAACCGACAGGCAATATTGAAAATCTTGAACACAGAACGATATAAAAATGTAATTTATTCATGGGATTATGGAGTGGAGCTTCAGGATCTGAGGGGAAAGTCTCTATCTTATGTTATGTCAGAAGTTCCAAGTCGGATTACGGATGCAATTACTGCAGATGATCGTTTTGAATCTTGTGAAGATTTTGAGATGGAACCGGTGGGAAAGAAAGCTCTGCATGTTACGTTCTCTGTAATTACAGCAGAAGGCGATAAAGTAAATGGATTGGAAACGGAGGTGGAATATTAGTGTTTGAGAACAAAGACTTTGATTCTATCATGGAAGAAATGCTTGCATCTGTAAGCGACAAGTTGGATAAGCGAGAAGGATCGATAATTTATGATGCAATAGCACCAATTGCCATGGAGTTGGCGCAGACGTATATCGATATGGATATGATTGTGAATGAGGTATATGCAGATACAGCATCCTATTATTATTTGATCAAGCGTGCAGCTGAGAACGGAGTATATCCCAAAGAAGAGACCAATGCGGTATGCAAGATGGTTGTTAGTCCGTCCGATACAGCAATAGCGATCGGGGACCGGTTTAGCCTTGGTGATCTGAACTATGAGGTAACATCTGTAATGGATGCAGCAACCGGAGAGTATCAGGTAACATGTGAGACTGCCGGTATTGTCGGAAATCAGCAGTTGGGATCATTGCTTACGATTGAAACAAAGAATGATCTGAATGATATGGAAACAGCGGAATTGACCGAAGTCTTGATCCCCGGCGAGGATGAAGAAGATGTGGAAGATTTCCGTGAACGTTATTACGAGGGATTTTCCAATATAAGCTTCTGTGGCAATAATCCGGATTATAAAGAGCGTGTATCGGCTATTGATGGAGTTGGCGCATGCAAAGTTATGCGGATGTGGGAAAAAGGATATGATCCGGTAAAGTTTATTCCTGTTGCTGCAGTTACGGAGTGGATTGGAAAGCAGTCTGTGGAAACCGTTGGGGCGGAAGTATTTGCATGGCTGAAAGCGGTACATGATGTAGCAAAGGACAAATTACTGACAGTGGGTGGCACTGTTCGGGTGTATATCATATCATCGGAATACAAAGCCCCATCCGCCACGTTGGTACAAAAAGTGCAGAATGATGTTGACCCGGATGATAAGACCGGGGAGGGATATGGACTGGCACCTATCGGACATGTGGTAAAGGTTATGGGAGTGAAAGAAATTCCTGTTTCTGTGACAGTTACTGCGGTTTATAAGAACGGATATACTTTTGAATCCTTGAAATCCGATATGCAGTCGGCAATAGATGGGTATTTTACAGAACTTTCTGGTGATTGGAGTAATGAGGATAACCTGGTGGTGCGTAAGAGCCAGATTGAATCCCGGTTGCTTCTGATTGATGGGATATTGGATATTACAGATGTGAAACTGAATGGTGCATCTGAAAATGTAACATTGGATGAAGATGCAATTCCGGTAAGGGGTGATGTAAGTGGCTAAAAAAATGATTAATTATCTGCCGCCGTTTATGCAACAGTTTGAAGAAATGAAGCAATTGATGCAGAGCGAGGATAAGCAGGTGGCGGCTCTTAACATGGATACTACTAAAATATTACGAAATGCATTCATAGAGACTTCAGATGCAGAAGGCATCGAGCGGTTCGAAAGAATCTTACATATCATTCCAGGTGCTGGTGAAAATTTAGAGCTCCGTCGGTCGCGTGTGTCAATGCGGTGGAATGAACGGATACCGTATACGCATCCGACACTTGTAAAATGTTTAAATGCCAGCCTAGGAGAAAACAATTATGATCTGTATTCAGATGAGGAGCATTATTACATACTCGTGCATCTGAAATTGAATGTAGCGGATCGTGTCGGAGTTGTTGAAGAACTGATCCGGCGTATGTCACCAGAGGATATATGCTACAAAGTTCTTCTTATTTATAATACGCATGCAGTTTTACACAAATTTACGCATGCACAGTTACATAACTATACACACAGACAGCTGAGAGAGGAGGTTCTGCCATGACAAAGACAAAGTATTATGATCTGCAGATGGATGATCCGCAGGATGATTATGATGTGGAAGTCGTGAATGCCAATCTGAAAAAGATTGATGAGCAGATGAAAATAAGAGAAAATGCAACGGATGCATTGCAGGAACCTGAGTTTACAGTGGCAGATAAAAGGGAAAACATAGCATCCAAGGAAAAAATATCGAAAATTCTTGGAAAGATTGCAAAGTTTTTTGCAGATCTTAAAGCTGTAGCTTTTACAGGAAACTATAATGATTTGTCAGACAAGCCAACTTCGCTTCCTGCAAATGGCGGAAATTCAGATACAGTTAATAGCCATACGGTAGAATCTAATGTACCTAAAAACGCAAAATTTACAGACACGACATATTCTGATGCCACTACTACCACTCATGGTCTTATGTCAGCAACAGATAAGAAGTTGTTAGATGTTTTAAATAAGCCACTTGCTACTTGTGCAACCGGTCGGGCTACGGCGGCAAAAGTAGCGACATTGCAAAACTTCACATTACAAGTTGGTTCAACAGTTGTCGTTAAATTCACAGGTACAGGCACAGCAAATCCAACAAGTGGTAATCTCACTCTCAACGTAAATGGAACTGGGGCGAGAATCATGGGATATTTTAGAAATGGGAATAAGGCGGCTATTTCTTATGTAAGCGGAAATTTCTTCTGCAGCAATGCAACCCATATATTTACATACGATGGTACATATTGGCTGTGTATGGACTGGAACCTAGATAACAACACGACATATTCCGATTTTGTAAAATCCGGAACCGGCGCAAAAGCCGGTCTTGTTCCTGCGCCATCGACAACGGCTGGCACTACAAAATATCTTAGAGAAGATGGAGCATGGAAAACTCCACCAGACACGAAAACAAGTGTAGTGAACAACAATACCACCACAGAACCCGGGAGTGCACTAGACGCGCGGCAGGCGAATCCGAACATAGAGGGGACGATGGCTGCAAGTATTGCGCAATTAAACAGCAATTTAGAAATGCAAGAAGAAAAGGGTTGTACACTGGTGAATGCAACTGGTAGGGCATCATATATCCGTAATGGGTTCATGGTACAGGTAATAATGGAAATAACACCAACCAAACTAGAAAATGGTGCAATTCTTTTGAAAGGATTGCCAAGACCACAAAAGTATATATATATGACGCTACCAGCAATTAACGGTAACAACATACCGTGTACTTTAAATGCTAATGGAGAACTTGCAATATATTTCCAAGATGGCGGCAACAGTATTTCGAGAATAGACCATATCTTTTGTTATATGTGTATCTGATAAGGCTAATAAAGTTGCACTAAATATCATGAAATAATATTCCAATTCCCCCAAGTTCCTGCATCTTTAGTACGAACAGCTAATTTGCCATTGTATTGCCCAGCGATAGATACACCAATCTGAACTGCATAGCCTGTGGTTACATTGATAAACGGAATTGTTAAAAGTATCGTGTGGAAAACGGGGAACGGATTATGTAGAGAAGTATCTTGGTTACTGTTCGGTGGCATATGTGAAAGACCAGGATCAGCGTTGTTTGCATCAATTGTTTCTTTAATTGAATAAAATACAGTATTTAAATTGCTGTTTGATTTTAATTGTAACTCGTAAATTTGATTAAGAAAGAAGGAAAAATATGAAATTAAAGACAAAAAAGAGCATTTATAACATAGTAGATGCTAACCACAAAGAAGGAAAACTACATATTGTATTTAATAATGAAGAAACCTGTGAAAAATTGCAGACCATTTTTTCTGACAAGAATAGCCTTTCGAGATTAGAGATCTATTCAGACGAGGATGTATTGACATCTGTGATTCCTGGATATGTTGTCCTTGAAAAAATAGAGCTGCAGGGAGAAGAAAAGACGGTTATCCTTGAAAAAGAAGTAGATGATACAGAGATGCGTATTACGGCAGTATCTGTGGATTTAGAGGAAAATGTGGTAAAAACAGAAGCAAACACAGATAGCATCGAAAAACAGAGAGCAGATATTGATTATATGGCGATGCAGATGGAGGTGAGTCTGGATGAGTAAGTTTGAAAAAGTGAAAGAGTATTACGACCGTGGTCTGTGGAGTAAAAAACGTGTGCATAATGCCGTTGGAAAGTGGATCACAGAAGAAGAATACAAAAAAATTACTGGCGAGGAATATGTTGCCGAAGTATAAGAACTCTGTTCTATAATGGAAAGAAACATTATAGAATAAGGAGAACGACG